CACGGAAGAGCAGAAGTAAAGTAATCATGACGCTTACCACGAGGCGGGCAAGGATATCCGGGAAAAATGCCAGTTCCAGACTTGAACAACCAAGAAGGCTGATCAGAAACTCGGGCAGAGTTTAAAACTTCGTTAGTATCGCCTTTCTGAATCTTGACGGATTTTTGGAGGTTTTCATCTCTAAACCATTCATTCCAAATAAGGTAAACACCACGAAACGGAAGAGCACTAATACCAGATATAGTACCAGACGTATTCAAGGGCAAACCGAAATAATCCCATAGAGAACCTACATAAGTATTATTTTTGTTGTCGTTAGCCATAATAGCAGGGATAACATAATCAGTGCTATCATCAGGGTCTTCCTGCTCAAAGCAGAAGTTCTGCCAATGTTCCCAAACGAGGCGGTTTGGTACAAAAAAGAAAAACCAGTCCAGATAAATATTATCCATGATAGGCTTAATAGGAGTAGCCAAACGAGCGAAGTAATTAACAGACATACGAGTAGTATCGCCAGGCAAAACCTCATCAACAAATACAGGTATAAGCTTGCCTGAGTTAAAAGTTGTCTTATAAACATGGGAACGGTCAAACTTAGTCCTTTTCATGTACATTGCAGGAGCATCGCTGAAGCGATGTCCTCGAACTCTTATTTTTTTTCGAGCCAAAATTTCACCTTCTTCGAAGTGTAAACCTAATAATTAACCTAAAGCAAATTATTATTAGGTTTTAGATTATTTTTGCGTCACCTACGCCAGTTACATCAAGTAAGTAACTGGCTTCGGTGACGCCTATTTTTGTGTTTCTTCATTATTTTGTTCTGAAGTGTTACTTTGTTTTTGTGTTTGTTCACTACTTACGGACTGTTGTGGTTTATCAAAGGTATATTTGCTACCATACAGACCTTGTTGTTGGAGATATTCGAGCGTTGCAGGATCATTCAAATGATCAATGAAATTCATAGGATCGTGACCGAATTTTGCTCGAACATAAGCGGGTAAACTGTAGAATTCTTCACGAACTCCGGACACAAGCTCAAGCGCTGTACTGTAGTCGCCGGGAAGCGTTGCATCTCCGAACTGCAGGTAAGCGTATTGCGAACTATCGCCGAGGTCAAGAGTCATGATACCTTTCTGACCGTCTGCATACTTATTTACGATGTAATTGATATCAGTTTCTTCTTTCTCGTCCTGAACTGTAAGAGAGGGCATGGTAAACTCAATACCGCAATGATCGTGATCTTCTGCGGGATCATAAGCTGTCTTAAATTTCATAGTTTCACCTCCTTTCGCAGGCGCCTAGACGCGGCGGGCGTAGCGCACAAAAAAAGGGCGATCTCTTGCGAGACCGTCCTTTTTCTGATACGCTCTTTATTAGATTATCATTTAGTAGAGTTATTGTCAACGGTCTGCACATATTCTATGGCGCGACCAACCATGACAGGAATACGGGACTCGTCACAATTCTCAATGTAATAGCGACCATCGCTGTCACCGAGATTACCAACATAATAAAGAGTAAAATCTTCAGGATACTTTTTAATAAGCATTTTATCATCGTTAACTATACCTTCAAAAGCTCGCAGAGCAAGCATATCATTGTGGTAAACCTGTGGAGGACTGAACTGTTCAGCCTTGGAATCATAAATGGAATAAAGTCTCAGCGGAACCATCTCCTTTTCTAAGTGCAATTAAATACCTACGAATCATAAGATAAAGCATAGCTGATATAACAAAATAGTCATTATCAAGGCGAATAACCCTAGAACCATCAGGCTTAAGACGGTAAGCGGCATATTTACTACCACGAAAAGAGTAGTCAAAAGAAATATTACGATAACGACAGAAATTTTCAACAGCTTCAAATTCACTAATAAGCATCACCTCATTTCCGACTTAATAATAACACAGTCACAATACCTTGTCAAGCTTTCTGCCAAGAAAATGCTTATACTTACCTTCCTGAACACGACAGCGGTCAACCAAACGCTCAAAAGTGTTATTCTCCAAGTTATGAAGCATCTTCTCAATACGATTATTACGAATATATTCCATCCAGTGAGGATGTGTTTCATCAAATTTTCTATCATAATAACGAGGAGGGCGCATCTTTTTGCCGTTGATAACAACATAATCATTGGCATAGCATTCTTCACCATGATCCTCGAGCCATTTAGCACCTATGCCAGGACGATTGGAAGCAACCATGAATTCAGGAATACGACCCTTATAGTGAGAAGGAGCATCTTTACCTGTCTGCTTTTTAACTATATAGCGAGCGACATAGGCAGCAGAATCAAAGCTAAACTCACCAATAAGATGCATACCGTATTTCCATACTTTGGCAAAACGAGAAGAAGTATAAGTATTATAACCGTCTGTACGGAAGCGAAAAATTTTGTCATCAAAATCAATATTAAACAAAATGTAATGATAATGGGGACGACCATGAAGATCACCATATTCACCACAGCCAAGGAAGCGAATACCACTGCCATACTCACGACGAAGATTCTTCATAAATGTCTGATGAAATTTCTTACTTAAGCTTTTATCACATGGCAAATGATAATCGTCGAAAGTGCAAGTAACGAAATAAGCAGAAGACGAAGAACGGGCTTCGTGGACAGCACGGACAGCCCACTGTCTGCTATTTTCGAGACGACAGCCAATGCATTGTTTACAAGAACAACGAATGAAACGGCTATCGCCAGCAAGCTCAGGGTGAGAGGCAAGGCTACCGTAAAAACTATAATGTTGTTTTCCATTTTTAGTAAACGCTCCTTCAACCGGGTACATAAGAATAGGATTATAACAAACCATATTAATCACCTGTACCGATTGTATCAGGATTAAGTCAGAATGTCAAATCCTAAATCCACCTCGTCCTACTCTCTTAAAATTTCTACGTCTAGATTTGGAGGTACGCCGAAAAAGACGGCGAGAACCTCGTTTAGATAAACGACGACGTCTCATTTAGCATCCCTCCAAGAACCGAAAAAACGACTAGTTTTTTTAGAATCATTCTTATTAGCAACTGGCTCAACAAGTTGAGCAACATCGGTTTGAAAATCCGAGGCAACCTTTTTAGCAGTCACGGTATTAGAAGAAGCTTTGCCTTTAAGAGCTTCAATCAGATCTACAACTTCCTGAATAAAAGGGACAACAACAGAAACGATAAAAGTAAGAATCATAGTAGTTTTATTAGACATAAAATTATCTCCTTCCAAAATAACGACCTCCGAGGAAGCCTATGACATTTTTGACAGCAGAACCAACGCCAGTAGCAACAGATCTGGGAGCGCCTGTAAGACTTTCAAGATTCTTATAAAAATCACGTTCCATACCTGCCATTTCAGTTTGAATATTATCAAAAGCGGCGGCAGAATTAGCACGGTTAGCAGAAGCAATATTGTTCAAAACACCAGAGCTAAGGTAAGAGCCCTGAAGCCGAAGGTTTTCAAGCTCCAAATTCATCTTCTCAAGTTCGTAACCAAGACGCTTTTCATAAGTCTGCTCACGAAGATTCAGATCGTTTGCAAGAATACCGTTCTGAAGAACTGTGCCATGGGTGCTCTGACGCACAGAATCGGCTTCTGCGACGTTTTTATCAATTTGAGATATTGCAAGATGCTCAGCATTCTTAGCCTGCCTTTCAGCGGCGCTAGCGGCTTTAGCAGAGTTCATGGTAGAACCAATATCACTCATACCTACAGAAGCAGCTGAAGCTCCAGATATAGAACCGCCTATACCATTAGTAGCAGCAAGAACAGGATTAAGACCAGCTTGACGCATATCTTCTACAGCCCATTGATAACGATGTTTATAGTTTTCAACGTTCCACGCGTTAGCCTGTGCGGCATTAGCAGAGTTGTAATGATTCTGAACTGCAGATCCTAAAACAGAGCCAGCAACACTGCCTAAAGTATTAGAAAGCCATGACATAAAACCAACTCCTTCTAAAAGTGATCAACAAGGCCGGGAGTACCAAACATAGGCATAGGACGCACAGTAGTGTAACGGAAGCCTACGTCAAGCAAGAATTCAGGCTCACTGGGAACAGCGATAATACGCTTAATAGGTGGATTTTCGACTATGAATTCTTCGTTAAGAGTTGGAGCATTTTTAAAGAACTGGGACAAATGCCACATATCTAAAGAGCCATTAACTACAGAGCTACGGAACTTACCTGTAATCTGCGAAGGTTTATAGCGATATTCGGCATAACGTTCCTGATAGCCAAAAACAGTAGTATCGGCTTCAGAACCCTGAGCATAAATCTCACGAAGCTCAATAGCCTGCTCGCCAAGATGAGCGAATGTAGGCCAATAGAAATCATAAACCGTAGAGCGAAGCCACATCTTGTTGATACCCTGCTGATAAGTAAGATCGGCACGAGCGCATACAAAGCCAAAAATATAGCCATGTTCGACAAAAGACTTAGTAAAACCATGGAACTTAGCGGCAGTAACACCATAAGCAGAGAGATTGCCTTGAGGAGAGGTAGTGTCAGTTGCGGAAGTCTGCGCTATTGGATTAACATTTACCATTTTGGTAAAGGAGCCAAGAAATTCCGGACGTTGAAGACGGGCGTCCGGAGAAACTACGCCAAAGAAAGAGCGGAGCACTTCTGTATACCGACTACCACCGCGAGCAAGGCGTTCATAGAACTTCTGCATCTGAAAAGCAGTACGAAGACTGTTTATTGTAAAGATGCTTGAAGTGTCCAAATCAACATAAGAATCATTGCCAAGGTAAGCAGAACCGACTTGAGCAGACACAGTTACCGCACCATCAGAATTACCAGCAAAACCGGCTATACTACTATAATCAGAAGCATAACGGGAGAACGTAACAACTCCATTACCTGTTGCAACTCTTTTACCGCCTGTAGAAGAGGCCTTACCGCCATAAGCAGAAACAGCGGCGAGCTGATTAGCGTTACTATGGAGAAGATAGCCAGGATCAGGGGTAGGATCAACTATAGAAGCGGTACCAGCAAGACCTATAGAAACACCAGGTCCTTTCTGTGTCCACGGAAAAGCAGAAGTAAAGTAATCATGACGTTTGCCACGAGGCGGACAGGCTAAGCCGGGAACAATACTGGTGCCTGACAAGAAAACCCAGGAAGGCTGATCGGAAGCTCGAGCAGAATTTAAAACTTCGTTAGTATCGCCTTTCTGAATCTTGACAGATTTCTGGAGGTTTTCATCTCTAAACCATTCATTCCAAATAAGGTAAACACCACGGAACGGAAGAGCACTAATACCAGATAAATTACCAGACGTATTCACGGGCAAACCGAAATAGTCCCAAAGAGAGCCTATATAGGCATTTTCAGAGTTACCAGTAGCAGAAACAGTAGGGATGACATAATCAGTACTATCATCTGGGTCTTCCTGCTCAAAGCAGAAGTTCTGCCAATGTTCCCAAACGAGGCGGTTTGGTACAAAAAAGAAAAACCAGTCCAGATAAATATTATCCATGA